ACCGATCCCCGTTGTAGGTAACGATCGCGTCCGCTTCGGAGAACAGCCGGTGAGCCTGGGCGATCATCTCCTCGTGGCCGTGCTGCCAGTCGGAGTAGAAAAGCATTTTGTTTGACCCGGCCCACTTTGCACCGAAGCATAAAGTGCCGCCGGGATCGACTATCTGATTGAGGGCTACGTTGATGTCGAACAGGCCCCAGACGTAAGCGGTCGCGGGGCGTGTCTCGATGTCGAGAAAGAGGATGCGCGGATCGTTGTCGTTGAGCACATGGCTACTCCCCGCTGTTTTCGACTATTTCGGCCAATTCTCGACGAGGCGCTGGTACCAGTCGCGCCACGCCTTGTTTTCGGTTAGGAGTTGGTCGTGCTCTTGGGCGCGGTCTGTGAGCCATCCCCACGGCACGGCTGCGCGGTCGTCTGGAGGCAGTGCAGGTCCGGGAGCATCGGGCTTGGCAGGGTTCGCTTCGTGTCCCCCGGAGGCTTGGGGAGCGGGCCGACATGCAGCTTTACCCGGTCCTGACAGGCGCAAAGCATCAGCATCGCCAGCAATGCGGCGGTTCTCTTCATCGGTCCTCTCCCTGAGTTCCTTGGAGATTTGGTCGATCGCCGCCTGCGCCTTGCGGACAGCCTTGTCGGCTTCGTCGATTGCGGCCTTGTAGTAATCCCGTTGGGACTTGTAGCTGTCCCGGTCGTGTCGAGCGTCGGAAAGCTGGAAGTGCTGGATGACCAGCAGGACCGCCAGAGTCATCGTGGTTAGCTGCCAGAACGAGCGGTGGCAGAGCCAAGCCCACAAGGCTCCGAGGTCGTGCTTCAGATTGCCGAGGGCAAACGAAAGTAACGCCCCGCTCAGCATCGCCCGCACCAATCGAGTAACTTGTCAGCAAGCTTCCACAGGATGAATCCCGCGAGGCAGATGATGAGGAAGGCGCTAAGCATCAGGCTTTCCAGTCGAAGAATTCATATCCGCGCTTAACCAGCTCATCCCGCGTCATCGGCTCATCCCGCATGTCGAGATAGGCAACCGATCCATGGGGCATCAGGACGGCCAGGATCGCGTGTCCAAACCGCTGCCCCTTGTCGTGCACGGCCACGAGAACGAGCTTGGCGTTGGTCACTATTGGGTATCCAGCCTCGCCAAGCACAAATAACTTGGTGAGAGCATAATCCTCGCAGTCGCCCTTGGCGTCATCGGGGGCCATCACCCAAAGGTCGGTCACGCCGTAATGGTCCTGGTCGAGCTCGTAGGTCATCTTGGCATTGACCGCCCGGTTCATCTCGGCGAGCGCGTCAACGAAAGCGGCTTCCTCGTTGGGGAACTTGGCGCGGGCTATCGTATCGATCGGGACAGGCGCGGGAGTTTCCGGAACCGCTGCGACGGGGGCGAGCGCAAGGAACAGCGCGGGCAGCGCTTTCAGTAAAACCATTGATGGAATCCCCCCGGTATGCTAGTGCTGCGGGTATGTCAGCAAAACCGATCAGGCCAGATCTTCCGGTTGCCCTCATCCCAGAATCTGCGGTTGCCTGGGAAATGCACGCGGAACCGAACCGGATTCGGCTGTCGAAACAACGGACGGTGCCGCCTAGCCCGCCTTCTGAGAGTCCGGCACCAAGCTCTTAAGAAACGCCCCCGCAGCAACGTATAAGTTCCACGGTTTCGGAAGCAGTGCAGCCGCACTCACTCCAGCTATCACATCGCTCCAGAAGCTACGCTCCAGAAGTCGTCGCTCGATGTAGGAGAGGGTGGATCTGATACTCACTATAGCTCTCCAAGGTAGAGCATACGCTCCTGTTCGCGCCGGGAGAGCAATCCCTTGACTGGTTTCCCGTTATCGAAATGCCAGAGCAAGAACGCATCTGCAGCGCGTGGATAGTTGGCTTGGCGATGACGCTTCAGGACCGTCGATCCATTGAAGCGATCGAGCCCGATGTTAAAAGCTAAACAGGTCATTGCGTCGAACTGGCATTGAGAAGTCGCGCACCCGTCGAGATATGGCGTAATGTCATGGCGTGAGAGGTCGCCCAGAAGTAACCGCTCCGCCTCGCCCGGCGTAATCACCATGCCCATGTGAACGCCTTTGGTGCTTCCGTAACCGATTGTCGGCACCCCACCTCCATCGAGGTAGGCGTCCAGACGCAGGCCCTCGAAGCGCTTCAGAAGCGCGAGGCCTTTTGGCGAAATCTGCATGGAACCAACCCTCCCGCAGAGGCGTTGAACTCGCGTCGTTCAAAGTGAATACGATCCGGTGAGTAGGCTAGGCGCGCTTTCCCCCGCTCCCGCCGATGCGCGAAAGCCGGATCACTTCAGCTTGTCGAGCAATTCCTGAAACCTGTCCGGCACACCTTCTTTCAGTGTCTCGTCAAGTTCATCGCGGTAGGACCGCTTAGTCTTTGCGCGCTGGTCCATAGACGATCCTGTCATGAAGCTTGAAGCAGGCGAGGATGATAGAAAGCAACGTCGCAAGAATGGTCAGCGCATACGCCGCTTGACTGAGACTCACTGCGGCAACTCCGGCGAAGAGATAGGCTAGGCGCTCGGCCCATTGGGAATGTTCGTGGGTCACTGGAACCCTCCACGACCGCCCGTATCGAAGTCCCTGCTCTCTGCCGAAAGGGTGACTGCCGCTGAATCCTGTACGACACCCGAAGAAGCCAGACGGATTTCAATCGTCAGCACGGCGGTAATCGTGGAATTGTCCACCGCCGAGTTGGTCAGGGTCCAGGTTCTCGTCGTTCCGCAGTTCAGCCAGCTTCCTGTCGTCCCCGCTGTCAGGCTTCCGGAAACAACCGTCGCCCTGACCTCGTAATCGCCGACAGACCCCCCCATTCCGTGCAACCACGCTTCGAGGGTCGCGTTGTTCTGATTGCGAACCGTACCGTCATTGGAAATGCTGTAGCTGGCGCTCGCAGTGCCTCTGCTCGCCGCGAATACCGTTTTGTCGGTAATCGAGACAGAGGCCGCAACCGTGGGCGCATAAATGCCAGATGCGAGGATCGCGGTCACGATACACCGGCCCCGGTGATGGTCCATTCGTCCGGCCCGCCCCAGTGAATGAGGGTCGCCTGCCCCCCGACTGCGATGATCGCGTCAGAGCTCGACGTGCTGCCGTTCTTGTACAGCGTTACCCCGGAGCCTCTGGTAACCGTAAGCGCACCCGATCCGTTGTTGCGGATGACGTAGGTTGCACCTTGGGTGATTGGGGTTGTTCCGTACGGATCGATCGTCGCCGCCGCCGCTGATCCGGTATAGTAAATCCCGTTCGATCGCTCGGAATCGGCAAAGGTGAACGCCGCCGATTTCACGGTCACGGGAAGATCGCGATAGGTGCTTGAGAGCGCTCCCAGCGAAGTAAGGGCATTGGCGGAAGAGGTGGCCCCGGTGCCGCCGTTGGCTACGGGAAGCGCCGCAGTGCCGTTGAGGAAGTTCTGGAGAGCGGAGGTTACGCTATTCCGGCAGGCTGCCATGATTTTTCGAAGCGCGTTATCGACGTTCGACGGCGCCATGCCGGTGTTAATCCCGGTCCCATCGACGGTGATGTTAGCGGTGTCTGTGGCGGACCAAGTGAACCATGTGTCAGCCATTCAGCGGCTTCCTTTTGTTAGCGATTTCAGGTAAAAGAGCGCCGCCCCGTTTTGGGAAGATCGAGTGTGGATCGAATTGCTGCGGCTAGGGCGCGTGTTCAGGAAGTACGGGCAGAACTAAGATCGCCCGCCGTCGAACTCCCCTGCATCAAGTGTCGTCATTATGAGCTGGTTTGCACCCATCCTGCGGTTGCAGAGATCAGTGCCAATCCTGAGACCGGAAAGGTTACGAGCAAGCCGGTCATGGCCGACAAGGCCAGGGCAGAAACTGGTGCCTGCGGCCCTGAGGGCGCCTTATTCGACGCCCGCTCGCCCTTGGGGCTTGCCGTTGTTACCGCCTTTTCAACACAATGGGGTTGGTGGGCCTCATTCGTCGGCTTGGCGATTATCGCGGATAGCTTACTGCGCTAGGTCTCCAAGATTGTAGAGATACTGGCGAGCCATGGCCGACCCGACCTTGCCCCCGGTCGCAGACTTATTGATGAGGAAGTCCCCGAGCTTGGCAATGCGGTCCGGTCGTTGGCCGACGAGCGCTTTCTGGAGCATCTTCTGGCCGGTTTTGCTGTAGAGTAGTCCAGCAAGAGTCAGGGCCCCAAGGTATCCGCCAGTTCCCAGCTCGCCGCCAGTCTGCGCACCTCGCCCACGATCTTCGTCGTTAGCCAAGGCCCCGAGAGACGCGCCGGCCAACCCGGAACCGCCAGCTGCCAGCGTTCCCATGACCGCCAATCGTCCAGCGGTGCCGGAATCTGGCGTGAGATTGGGCATTACGTCAACGCCCGCTTGGGATAGATCGTAAAACGGTCGATTGGCGCCAGTCAGCGATGCCAACCGTCCGCCATATTTGCGTGTGTTGACACGGGAAACGTCATCTAGGCGACCCGCACTGAATAGCTGGCCTCCTTTTTGCGTGGGGCCGTTGTCAAGTGCTCCGGCCAAAACTTGGTATTGGGCATTCAGCCTATTCGCGGCGTTGAGGTTGTCCACGGTGCCGGGAGGGCCTTGGCGATCGGCAAGCTCAAGAAGGTTGTTCTTGATCTCGTCCATTGCATTACCGGCGTCACTGGCGAAGGGCTTTCCGGAAATGGACGCGCGATCTCCGCGAACCGAACTAAGCGCGCTTTGCCAGTCGCGAGCGGCCATCGCACCACCATTGGAGACCTTATCGAGTTGGCCGAGCGTCAACCCGACCTCGTTTCCGAACCCAGGGAGACCGGGTACCGAAGCTTTCACGGCAGCATTGCGTCCCGCAAATTGAGCATCGATAGGAAGGGTCGTGCCGTTGAGGAAGTCGTAAGCGTTGTTTTTGAGGCCGGCGACTTCGGACAGCCCCTTCGCCCCCGTGGCCCCCGAGCCACCTGCTTGGCGGAATGCAGCCGCATTGAAGCTTTCGTCGCCGCGCCTGCGTGCCGCGCCGATAACCGCGTCAAAGCCGGGGAGCCCGGCTGCCCGGTCCTCCAGACCGCCAAGCGTGTGGCCGAGGATCAGCTCCGTTCCGCGCCCGATGCGCCCCGGAGTCATCTGCACGCCTTGGCTTGCCAGATAGTTGACTTGGGGATCGCGAACGCCAGTGAATGCCTTGCCCACTCCTCGCTGAAGGCGCCGGCCAATCCCACCGCCCAGCAGATTTGTGCCAGCGCCAACTAATGCGCCCGTGGCCGGGTCATCGCCTGCGCTATCTCCAGAGCCGGCAAAGGCGCCATAGCCGAGGTCGCCAACGCGGCGCCCGATCTTTCCGGCCAAGAAGCCCTGCATACCGGGAATGCGACCCAGCAGAGCCTCATCTGTAGCCTGTCCCGCGACATCTCCAATAAGCGAGGAGATCGGATTGTTCTGGCGAAGCATCGCCATGCCTTGAGCGGCGTTGGGATCGCCAGCCATTGAAGCTAGACGATCACCAGTAATGGCATTCGCTGCCGCGACGGGGGCCGCTAGCAGCGCGCCGCCAACATTGTCCTGCGCCGCCTTACCAATCATCTGGCTTATGGTGCCGACCGGGACTTCCTTGGTCGCCTGGGTATTGGTCGCGCCCTTGTGCTGACGGGCATAACGAACTGCGTCAGTGTAAGCCTTTGCGTCAGGAGGGTTAAAACCGCGTTTTTTCGCGAGCGACACCGCCTCGCTATAGGGCCGTCCGCGCTGGATTAGTTCGGATAGAGCCGCAGCGGCCTCGGGATCATTCTCCGTGCGGGTGGCACCGGTCGCCGGGACGATGTTGCCGTTGGCGTCGGGAACGCCGCCTAGCGTCATTACCGAGCGCTGGCGGCCCTTGTCGGCCAGGTTCTGGAGATACTGGAGCTTATCATTGATGACCTTATCGCGGTCGCTCGAATGCGGCAGGAACGGGCCAATATTCTTTTCCGATTCCTGCTGAGTGTTGAGCTGGCTTCCGGTAAAGCCGAGCGCCTGCCCAATGATGCCGCGCGCCGCGTCAGCGGCAGTGTCAAACTCTTGGTTCTGGGTCAGAGGAAGGTAATCGGCAGAGCCCATGATCCCCTTGGTCTTGCCCGGACCCGCCTCGTATTTCGCGCGCAGATTGTCGATGACGCCCTGAAGCTGATCGGAGAATGCGTAATCCTTTAGCGCCTGGGCGCGGACTTCTGGCGTGAGCTTGCGCCCACCACTTGCGTCGATCTGCGCCGTCTTGGCGTCGGCAACGGCCTTGTCGCGCTGAGCCTGAGCGATTGCGAGCGCGTTGGCGGCCTGCGCCGATGCGATGGTGGCGTCAGCTTGCGCTTTTGCGGGCGCTACCTGAGACGCAAGCGCCTGATTATGAGCAATCGTTCGCTTGTCGGGTAGCATCGGATCGGGGCCGCGAACCTGAATGCCAGAGGGCTGCGACGGCGGGGTGATCGTCACCCAATTGCCGTTCGCGTCCGTCTGCTGGACTTCGCCGGTTCGCTTATTGGTACGAGTAGGCATTAGTTGCTGTACTCCCAATCATCGTCCGAGCCGTCAGTCTCGCCGGGATAGGTGAATTGCTGGGTCTGGCTGCCGTCCGAGCCGTAAACCATCGTGCTCAGTGGCCGCGTTAGGATGGCGCGAAGCAGGGCGCGACGGGCCGGAGGGGTGTTGGGGTCGAGCACTTCCTGAACGTAGCGATCGGTCTGCGTTGGCGGCTTGGGCATCAGCGCCCTTTCGCGTGCGAGCTCCAGTGTCGCGTTCAGCTTCTCGCGGTCGAACGAATTTTGCTGGTCCAGTTCGCGCTGCTTTGCCAATTCCGGGCCGTAGGTTGGGGTCAATCCGCCATACGCCATCAATACATCACCCAAGATTCCGAGCGCGTTGCCGACACCGAACTTCTTCTTCTGCGGGGCCGGCGGATTGATGCCGTTTGCGGCAGGAAACTGCGACTGCCCCAAGTCGGCGAGTGTTGGGCGCGCTGTCGATTGCTGCGGTGGATAGTATGGCGGCGCCAACGGCGCGAGCGGATCTACTCCGTTCTGGACGGGGTAGAGTGACGCCAGTGTTCGTGGTTTGGGTTTAGCTGCCATCTTGGGCGCTTGTCCTGTTGCTAGGTGCCAGTTGGGGCCGGTCGTCCACGGGAACGGGTGGGTGGCTTCGTCAAAGGCCTGGGCAATGGGAACCTTGGCCCCCACCGCAGCCTTGTATTGATCGAACGTCATTCCGGGGATTGGTGCGATGTCCACGGCGCGCGGGTCTTCAGGTGAACCCAGAGCGTGAAGCGAGCGTGGATTGCGGCGGGTCAGCGGGTTATCGGGTCCACGATAGCCGGAGGTGACGCGGGCCTGTGGGTAGAGGCCCTGAATCACGCTAAGAAGGCTAGCCAAAGATCGCCCCTGCGGCACCTAGGCCAGCACCAAGCGCTCCTAGAAGCGGGTTTGGCGAGTAACCGACACTCTTTGACGTTCCGCCGTTGAACAGCGCGCCCAGTGAATTGCCGAGGTTTGCGGAACCGACATACGGGAGCTGCGCATTGCCCGTGATCGCCGCCATTAGCGCATCGGTGTCAGCCAGGCTGCCTCCCGCCAAGGCTTGGGCGGCCGCCAGCTTGCGGGCCTGCGTATCATTGTAATCCTGATACATCAGTTGGCCGTCAGCGTTGGCGAGCTCGCGGGCAACGCCGGCTCCGTGCGCGTCGGAGCCGTATCGGCCGCTGAGCGCGAAATGGCTGTTGGCATCGTTCAGGACTTGCTGGTTGAGCGGGTTGATGACCTGGCTAAGGAACGGGTTTCCGCCGTTGCCCGACAGGACGCCTTTGTAATAGTCCTGAGCCTGACTTGCGCCGGGAAGACTCGACTGGAACTTGCCGAGCAGCGGGTCGACCAGTTCATTGTGGGTGAGGTCGGTTAGCTGCTGAAGGCCGGGCTGGTTCTGGTTGAACACGCTCTGGACCGAGCTTGCCCCAGCCTGCGCGTAGGGTTGAGCCCAGGTCTGGGCGCTTCCGCTCGTGCTAGTGCTCTCTGACGACTTCTTCTTGTGCACCCGTCAAATCCTTTTCGTAAACCGTTTCCCCATCGGCGTTCGAGACAGCCCACCCGAAAGCGCGGAAATATCGCGCCCAACCCTTCCTGCCCCGCATGGTGAGTTTTTTGGCTCCGCAATCGCGAGCCCAGGCGCTCACCACGCCCAGCGCTTGTTCGATCCACAATCGATGCTTGAACCCGCCACAGGCGAGGATAACTGCCTCTTCGTCGCCCTCTCTGAGTGCCGTGGTTCCCACGCCGAACAGCGTAGTTCCCTCGTAGGCAATCCAGACCAGCTCGTTAGTGTCGATGACCCTCGCGCCGTCGAGTGTCGCGGCTACGAGTATCTTGACCATTTCGTTCCAGAGCGGGTGTTTCTCAGGCTCTGGAAGATAGGAGACGATCAGGTGATGGTCGCCTTGTACCAACCGGAGAGCGTGAACACCCTCCCGCTCGCGCCAGGATAACCACCGCCGCTCAGCAGGATCGTCGCGTAGGCTGAGTTATTCGTAAGTTCTGCGTACAGGTTCAGCGCGGAGCCGGTGATCTCGATGCACGAAGCCGACGCGGTGATGCCGTCATTGGCCGATGTGAATGGCAGGCCGATGCGAAGAGCCGTTGCGCCCGTCCCGTTCGTCGTGATCGTGGCGGTGGCGGTGAAGAGAACCACACCACCGTCCATCAGCACGTACTTGCCGGCAGATGAGCTGGTTGTGATCGTACCCGTGGCAGAGGCTACCGTGGGCGTGTAAGTAATCTCCGCGTTGTTGACCGCGATGGTTGCCGCGGTCTCCACAGTCGGGGCGGGCGTCCCGTTTTCGTGATCGAGGTGCCTTAGAACGTGCCCTGTTGACCCAACCGTGTACGAGCCAGTTCCCTTCACGAGAATTGGCATGTTGCCGGTGTACTGGTCGATGATCTCAGCTCGGCAGCGCTGGTTTACGTCCGCCCCGCCCTGGAGAACCATTCCAGATGTTGCAGTTCCCGCGAGCGCCTTGAAGATGCGGATATACTTCCAGCGGTTGTTGTCCGAGATCACGCATCGGATGGCCGGCGTGTCCATGATCTGCGCTTCGACGAAGAAGTCGTTCAGCGAAGTATTGGCCGCGCTGTCCCCGTCGCAGGTGAGGACGTAGCCGGGAGCGAAGAACTGCCGCCAGCTGATTCTGATGTCGTTGTTCTGGAGGTCTTTCGCCTCCCCCAAAGTCGAGACAACGCCGAGATAAACGCCCTGCGTATAGGCATCCAGCCCCGCAACGTCGATCTTGCTTTCCTGAACCGACTTGAGGCTCAGTGCAGTCCCGATCGCCCCACTGACGCAATCGAACCCGATACCCCGAAAGATTATGTTGCTGATGTGCTGGTTGCTTGCGCCGGATGCCGGTTCGATCTTGAGCAGCGTCGTCCCGGTGGAAGTGCCCCCAACCCATTTGATGACGGTTCCGGTAATCCCTGTGCCAATATCGTGGACCTCGGCTCCCGCCCCTTCGATCCAGACATTGCCGACATTGATGGTTGGAAGCGCTGCCGAGACGCCGTAGGTTTTCGCTTCGAGCGCATGGCGAACAAGGGGATTGGCAATTGCGGAATTGAAGAAAGCCGTGAGCCTTTCCGTTTCGTCCGATCCGTCGCCGGTCAGGCCGAAGTCGGTTGATGGGATAGTGATGCTCCGAACCGTCGTGTTGAGCTTGCCGAACTCCGTTGAAACGCGTTTCTGCCAGTCCGAAAATGAAGGTCCGTAAGGCGGGATGAAATTCACATCCGCCCCCCTGCCGCCGCCTCCAGCTCAAACCCCTGGACCGATGACCATTCCGTTCCCGCGCCAAGCGTAACCTCGGGCTGGAGATACTTCCCCGAAGCCCGGATCGGCACTTCGCCATTTGTCCGGTAGTCGTTGGAAACAACGTTGTTGGGCGAATCTCCCATGCGCGCCCGGCAGTCGATCGACACTTGGGCAGAGGTGCAGTTGCCGATGATCCGCGAATTGCGGACGTGACTAACCAGGCCCGGATTCAGCTCCAGTTGCGGGAGACGGAACGACGCTTCAAGATTGTCAGAAGCGCCGAACGAATAGAGCTTGCCGTCCGTCTTGGCGATCAGGAGCATGGGATCGCCGCCGCGCCAGAACGGGTCATCGAAGGAGGGCGTTACGTCCTCAATCGATGGATAGGTAACCGCGATGTCCTCAAGGGTCAGTGAAGCCGTGCGGCCCGTGGAAATGCCGACGATCCCGACCACGAGGATGTCGCTCCACATGTCGTTCTCGAAGTTGTAAACCCACAGCCGATCGGGCATCGACCAGATGACCAGGCTCCGCTCCGGATCGATCGCGCAGCGGAGGTTTCGCTTGATCTCATCGACCGAATAAGTTGTGCGGAACTCGCGGTCGATCTTGTTGCGACCGATGGCGACGACCTCGCCGTCAATGAACTTGTAGAAGCCCCTGCGCGAATAGAAGAACGTCTGCCGCCCATGCTGCCCGATCGAGCCGTGACAGAGGGCTCCAATCGAATTTGAAACCTTGCGGCGGGTGAAGATGTCGGGCGTCCCGACATACTCGAAAATGGTGATTGCCTCGTCCTGAAACGCGAGCACATATTCGCCGCTGGACAGCCCGGTGATCGCGCCCCCGTCCGGGATGTCCTGAACGTCGCACTGGTTGGTGCCGACCGTCCATCCTTCCGCATCTTCGAGGCCGGACCAATAGACCCGGTTTTGAAGCGACGAATTGCCGGAGAGGAACACGAACCCCGCGCTATGGACCCCGGCGAAGGCCGCATTGGGCGGACTTCCACCGAGAGCCGCCCCGGTGGCGGCAATGATGTTGTATTTGAGCGGAGCCGCGCCGTTGACGCAGATAACCTTGTCGCCAAACTGAACGAAGAACCAGTTGGCAGTGTAAGTCCCGGAGACAACATTGGTCGACGTGGTCGCGGTCAGGCGATACAAACCGCCGTTAGCGCCCGCCAACAGCGCAGTGGTGCCGTCAGAGCCGGAGAACGCGCCGCCGCCCTTCCATGCCTCTCCCACGGCGGCGGTGACCTGCGAGAGCGCCTTGATCGGTTCATAGCCGTTGACGCCGGAATAGGCGTTGCGGGCCTTGACCAGTTCCTTATGGCCGAATTGCCCCAGGTCCGGGGCGAGAGAGCCGAACTTCATTCAATGACTGTGGGGTTCATCTGGAGTGGCCCAGCGGGAAGGCGCTTTTCGTTGGCCTCGCGCTGTATCTCGCTGATCGCTTCGTCTGTCAGCCCCTTGTAAGTGGCTGCGGCCTCCTCATCCCTCAGATGAGCATAGGCTTCCGCCAGCGTCCCGTAGAGGTAGGCGTCGGGATGATCGTCGAGCAGCCAGTTGCTCGGGTTGCCGCTGCTCAATCCCGAGAGAGTGACAAAAGCCGAGTAATAGACGGTTTGCCCAGTTCCGGGGTCCGCGTCGAACTCGATGGTCTCTGCGGTCACGGTGTAGGTTGTGGCCTCGGTCGAGGTGTCTGTCGCGAGGTAAACATCGCGCAATTGGCGGACGCTGCTCGACAGGGCATAGCTCATTGTCCCCGCAACCGTGGTAAAGCTGAACGTGACCTCCATATCTGGATTGCGAAGCTTGCGGTTCATGCGGGCCTCGAACAGCCGAATGAACGTCGGAATCTTGGCGTCCAGGTCTGTGCGGTTGAGCCACGAGCCAACTTCCGAGACGAGTTCCGAATAGGTCGCGATCGTCATTTACGCGGCCTCCTTCTTGAACTTGTCCAGCTTGCGCCTGGTCCATTCTTCGTACTTCGGCTTCTGGACCTGGCAGTGAGCGTTGGTCAGGATCGTCTCGTGCAGGTGGCCCAGATCCCATGATACTTCATGGTCGAGGAATACCTTGATCCCCGCCTCGCGCAGCATCCGGAAGTAGCGGACATCCTCGCCGATACAGCCAATCCCGTCCGGTTTTACGGGCATGTCGAACAGCGGCCAGTAATGGTCCTTGCCGTCAGCTTCCGCCTTGGCTTCGAGGATCGCATAAGCCCGCATATCCACGAGGCAGAAACCCAAGCCCAAGTGCGCGACCTCTTCGACTTCGCCGGCCTCCGCCTTTTCCTTGGTGGTCCACACGAGGT